GTGGGGCTGATGGCGACACTTGGGCTGCCAACGCCACCCGTAGCTTGATTGCCCTCTAATGGGAGGCTATCCCATTGGGCATCGTCCCAAGTACCCGTGCCCCAAGGCCCTTGTGCCATTATGCAATGCGCAGTAAGCCTGTGGTCGCATCATTTGTGGGCATGGTTAGCGTGAAAGTCCCTGCCGTTACTGTTTGCGATCCAAAGTTGTGAACGCTGACTGCCTTATTACCCGATGTCGAGTTATAGATTAAAACCGCATCAAATGCCGTTGTAACCGTCAAAGCAGTCCATGTGAAACTAGCCGATGGTGTCCAATATGCCGTTGTTCCGCTTGTTGCGGGGGCGTTTGCATTGGTAACTGTCACGCCACCCGCTGTGTAACCCGTGCCTGAAGTATTCGTTACTTCATTGGTTGCTGAATAAACGGTAGTGGCCGCACCCAAACTGCCTGTTGTGAAGTACAAAGCCGCTTTAAAGGTGTTTCCCGTGCTTGGCGTGAAGTTGTGCGTTCCCGTGAGCAATTCGCCCTTAAAACTCGTACACATTGCCGTTGTATTTGCCATTTCGTTTCCTTAGAAAGATGATGCAGCGCCATCAGCAACGGCTGCGTGTTTAAGTTTTACATGAACAGAACGATGGACTAACTCGCCATCTAGCCAGTATTCCACCCAATCAATTGTCTCGGTGTCGGTGTCGGATTGACCCTCACGCTTTTCGAGCAAGGATTCTTCCATTTCGCCTTTGGTTGTCGTAATCATTTGATGACCTCCATGCCTATGGCTTTACCATCAGGGCCACGCACAATTCGCTTAGGCGCTGAAATCAAATCGGCCACGGTCTTCATTACTTGCGTGTTGTCGTTTTGGTTCTTCAGCATTTCTTGCATTGTGCCAACGCTGTGGTTGTGGCTGTTCATCACTTGTTGGTGTGAATTGTTAACCGTGTTCATCATCGCCTCAATCATGCCCCGCAAGTCTTGATTTAATGTGGCGTGCATCTGTTGTTGGGCATCCATATCTTCGGGCAGCATAGATGCTGAGTGGCTAATCTGTGCAACCCGAATCTTGGTGTTGGCATCCAATTCAGCCTTAAAACGCTCCATTTGTTGCTCACGCTCAAGTTTTGCGCTTTCAAGTTGGGCATTAAACTGTAGTTGTTGCGCCTCGGCTTGTAATTTGGCCTGTTGCAGTTGGGCATCAAACTGAGCTTTAGCCTGTGCCACTTGCATATCTGCCTGAACCCGCATCTGCTCAGACTGTTGTTGCGCTTGCAACTTCATCATCTCAGGGTCAGGCTTGGGCTGAGGCGGTTGCGCCATCTTTTGCTTAATTTGGTCAAGAGCCTGGTCAATCACGCCCTCAAGCTGTTCTGATGACTTGAACGCACTCACGCCAAACTTCATAATTTCCATCAGAACAGGGGTCATCTCAGGGCTTGCTTGTGCAACAGGCATCGCTTGCTGTAAGAACCCTGCAAACGCACCAATAAACTCGGTACGCTCACGCTTCATGGCCGCCTCGTCCAACTGAACTAAGCTATCTGCCGCCACTTCAATCCTGAAGTTACGCAAAGGTTTGTTTTTAATCAGTTGCAAAGCCTGTGGAATCATCTGTTGATCCACGGGTTGCATTTGGCTTGCGCCCGCATACATCAGGATGGTTTGCGGCTGAAACTTAGTGCAAATGATCTGCGCCTTGAGTCTAATCAATTCAGAAGCAAATAACGCCACTTCCTCTTGCATAGAACGCAATCTGAGGCTTGCAAACTGTCCTTTGATTTGTTGGGCAGTAGCGGTTTCGCTTGCTTGTGATGCGCCCCTTAAAATGTCCGACAAACCCGTGATTTCATAGATTTGTTGCTTGATTTCTTGCCTTGCACGGTAGCATTGCAGCAAAGCATTGGCCAAAGTATCCAAAGGCAAAAGGTCGATTGACCCTTTTAAACCGCCTTTTTCACTAAATGCCATCCATTTATCAACAGGAATCAGGGTGTTGTTGTCGCCCTCAGTCAGCAATCGCTGTAATGCGGGGACACTTGCGTCATAAACGCCACGAACACGCAAAGATTTGACCAATCCATCAATGCGGTCGCTCAAGATGTCCAATTCGTTGGCTTGGTCTTGATAAAGAACGAAATCAGGCACAGGAACTAAGCTGTCGCTTGTCATCGTTGCATACAAAGGCTTGCAACATGGGAAGAACTGCTCTAACTCTAGCGGGTCATCACGAACATCAATGAACTTGTTGCCTTGCTTGCTGAACCAATAGACCTTGGCTGTCTCTTTGTCCCACAATTCGCAAATCTTTGCCCGTGTGTATTCTTTTTGGTTGCTTGCATAGTTTGACAATGGATCAGGGCCGCTATCCAAGGGGATATTGCGGGCAGCTTCCTCACCGAAACGCTCAACCAACGCATCCTTGGTCATGTAAACCCAACGCCATACTTGGGTCACTTCCTCCCATGTACGGGCAACGCTGTGGCCAAAATCAGCCCAATGAACGTAATCAGTCGGTGCGCACTCATATTCAATCTGTTCCATCGGCTCGACTTGGCCAGCGGTGAAGTCTTGCGATTCAGCCTCATCAACGTCCTCGGTGACTTGCAAGCCATCATCGTTTTCGGGCATCTCAGGCATACCAGGCACTTCGGTGACGTGCGGCTCATAACGAACCCAAGCCACGCCACGGCCACCCAAGAACCGATCTTCCACGGCATAACGCATCGTGCTTCTAAAGTCTGTGTAATGCTCAATCTCAAAGTCCAACGCACGTTCAACCAATAATGACGCAACACGGCCAATCGGGTCATTGTCACCAAACCTACGGCTGACATCAGCCTTTGGCATCTTGCTGTAAACAGCGGGGATTAGTGTCTGTACGTTTGACCACAAAATGTTGAACTTGGCGGTGTCATTGCCGCTTGCGCTTCGAGTGTCATCCCTGTAACGCCTAATGATCTTCTTAGTGCGGGCTTCCCACTTCTTAAACTCGTTGTCGTAAGTGGCTATCAGGGAGTTGTACTTGTCAACTTCAGTTGGGACTAATTCAGCCATTTTTGTTTCTTTCAGAAATTGCTTTTGCCTTGGCACGGGCATCTTCCTTAGATGATGCACCCCATGCCTTCAAAGCAAGCGCCAACCGTGTAGGTTCGCCATTCTTTTCCATTGGGCCAGCGGTAGCGCCCATTCGTGCAAGAAAAGATGCACGTCTTGGGTTGTCTCCTGACTTAACGGGAGGCTTTAGACTGCCGCCTGTCTCTGCCGCATAACTCGCCCGCCCTTTAGCGTTCAAACCGCCTTCAGGGTTCTTGCCTTCTTTGCGAGTCCATGCGGCTGTCATTTGTTCTCAGGCTTTGCAGTTTTAGCGGCTTCTTTAAAATCTTTAGCGGTAGGGGCGTCTTTACTGCCCACCTTGTTCATCTTCTCGCCTGAACCCGCTTTGATTCGCTCTTGTTTGGCCAAAATATTGGCATAAAGTCCCGCTTTAGACATAATTAAGCCGAGAAAATGCCAACAGCAAACACTTCAACGCCAGCGCCTGTGGTGATTTTCCATGCGCCATTTCTAGACCGTGCATTAAGTTCGATGTCGTATTGACCAATACCACCGCCAGGTGAGGCGGGCAAAATTGTGTGGCTAAAGCTTGATCCATCAAGAATGATGACGTTGCCTGTTGCGGCAGTTGAGACCGTGCAAGCTAAACGGTGAATGTAGTCACCCGCTGCGCCTGTGCCACCCAATACTTGTGCCGTTGAACTTGCTGGGACGTGTTCATATTGGTATGCGTAAGGTGTATTAATTCCACTCATATTCGATTGCTCCTTGCGGTTTGTTTGTGGATTGCCCACATATCGTTCATTGTGACTTCGTTCTCAGGGCCAACAATCAACACTTTACTTGGGTCAGGCGGTTTGTCTTTCGGTTCTTCCCGCCAACTAATAGCTAACATCCTCATGGCATCAGCGGGGTGACTTGTCCAATCATGCTTTGGCGTTTGCCTGAAAGCCTTTTTGTCCTCATCGTACTCACGCTGATACTGTCTCAACGCCTCAATGCCATCTGCGCACTTCTCGGCATCAAACCAACATCTTGGCAACGCCATCCGCACGGCTTGAATACCATCTTGAACAGTCAAACTCGGCACAATCGCCAAGTTGTTAATGCCCAAATGCGCTGCCATTTGCTCGATTACTGACTTCCCACCGCTTGCCAAAGTCCTTGCCCTTGCATCATGCGGTAAGTAGTGTTTTCCGTAATTGTAGGGTTTTTCTTTGATTTTTGATACAAATTCTTCAATAGTTCCACCAGAAAGGGCAAAAAAATCAACAATATGTATCTCACCCGCAATGACTTGATACCACCAAATGGCCGTGTCATCGGTATGCCCCAAGTCCCAAGCCGTGTGTGTCTTGACTTCTATTTGGTTCTCGACCTTGGTAATGCGCCCATCTTCGGCAACCTTGCGCATCTCTGTACCCCATATCGCACCAATGATGGCCGCCTCAAAGCTGCACTCATATTCTTGTAAATATTGATCTTCTGCTAGTTGCGCTCTTGCCGCCTGTAACTCTGATTCAGGCAACAATCCTGACTTGCTTGCGGGCAATGACAAGCTAAACCACTCATTGGGCAGTCTCTTGCTTGTCTCGTAAATGTTCCAAAACTGATTCTTGCCTTTGGGCGTACCACCGAACACGCACCATCCTTGTTTGTCAGATAAGGCAGGGCGTACCACATTACCCCATACGCTTGGCTTGAAGTCGCCATACTCATCAAGGTAAAGCCCATCAAAACCCAATCCTCGCATGGCATCGGCATTGTCTGCCCCGAACAACCTTATCTTTGCCCCATTGACTAACTCAATGATTAAGTCAGCCTCGTTGCTTGACTTAGTGATAGGGCGTGAAAAGTATTTCAGGTAATCCCATGCCACGCTTTTGGCCTGGCTTCTATATGGGGCAACATACCCAAACAAAGGCATCGGGCTTTTGCAAGTGATTGCCGCCCTAATGATGTCGTTGATGGCCGCTACGGTCTTGCCCGCCCTTCGGTGAGCAACTAAGCAAGCCCATCTCTCTGTTCTAGCGTGAAACTCCCTAAACTGCTTTCTAGGGCTATATGGGATTTCTATGATTCCGCTTGCCATTTAATGACCATTTCTTGAGGGCCACCATCTGCGCCCGTGACTTCTGAACGGGCTAACTTGGGAACGTGGTACTCAACAACGCTTTGGAATAGCTCAAAAGCCTTCGCGGGGTTTGGCTTCACATCATTTAGCGGATCGCCCTGTGCAACAGCATCGAGCCATTCAGAGAGCCTATGAGCGTTTGAATCCACAAACAAGGCTATGGCCTGTCTTGCCTCTTGCGTGACCTTGTTGGGCGTTCCAGCGGGTCTGCCGTTGGGATTATTAGTCTTTCCCTTGCGGCTTTGTTTTGGTTTGTTGTTTTCAGTCATGGCTGCACCTTGTCGGGTGTATCGCTTAGTCTAAATATTTCAGTTTATACAGGGTTGAGTCTATATTCTCTTGAATGTTATCCACAAGCTGATTCAGTTCTGAGTCTTGGGGTAACTCTTTCCTTATATCCATTACGAACTTAGAAAGCGTTTCAAAATACTTAATTGGGTCATTGTTCGGGGGATGGTACTCATTGGGAAACTTCTTGAGTTGCCCGTATTTACCCATATAAGCCTCGGCATATGCGTCTGATTGCTCAATGACTAAATCGTAATATGTACCAAGCGCCATATGCTTGCTGAAACTGTTGGTTGTCCAATGCATCAAGTGGGCGTTTGTGCTGCTATGCAGTAGCGCAAGGACAAAGTTTGACACATAGCCTGAGTATTTATCCATGCTTTTTCCTAAAAAAAGTGGTGAGAGTGCATTTTAATACAGTCCCACCACAAAGCAACTGCTATTCCAATTCTACAGTAAAAGGCAATGGAACATCAATAGGCCATTTACCTTGATTGCATAAAGTTAAAACTGTCCCAATATGCGCCTCTGCCCATTTCTTTTGGCGTTCTTCCTTGGTCATGTCCTTGCCTTGGTCTATTTCGTAATGGCACTTCAAGCAAAGGGCGGCCACCAAGTTGTCATCGGCCTTGATTCCTCGCCCTTTACCACCACCCCAATTACTGTGAGCCGCCTGAACGCCATTGTCCATGCCACAGCTTTGACAGCAGAGTTGCGCTACTAACTTGAGGAGTTTCTGGCTTCTCACGTACTTGTGCTTCGGGTATTGCATATTCTTTGGTTAAAAATTTATGTCCATTCAAACACATTCGTCTGCGAGTAATGTACTCGTTGGTTGATCGTGTATCTAAAACTTTGAGATTTTCTGAACTACAGCGAGGACACATCATAATATTACTCCGTTGTTTTAACGCCAAGGCGCTCACTTGCTTGCTCTGACCGCCAGATGTCCGACTTCATTTGGGCGGCAAATAACTTCCATTTCAGGGTTTCTTCCTGCTCGATTGCCATTGACAATCCATGCAAAAGCTCTTGGTATTCAGGGTGAGCATAGGCTTCACGCTCCTGTGCGACAGCGGAATCTATGCCCTTGGTCATGGCTTCTTTCATCAGCAAAGCCTTTTTGGTCTTGCGAAATTCCTCTAAGTACACCCGTTGCGCTTTGGCTGCGGCAAACTTTGGTGCTTGCTCAAGGATAAATTCGATGGCTTTATAAGGTGCTTTCATTTGACTACCTCAATCATTCGTAAAGCGGCTTCTACAGAATCAACAACACAATAAGCACCGCCAGTCCATTGTTCTTTCCATTTCAATTGATTTTTGTTTAGTCCTTTTTTTCCATAATTAGTTTTAGGATTTTTTATTTCCATAAGTATGGTCATGTTTTGGAAACCAACAATTAAGTCTGGAAATCCTCTGCCAACATGAGACATATCAAGAACATATGCGCCAGCTTTTGTCATTGCCTCAACAATTTCATTATGGTTAGCATCTTTTTTACAAGCATATCCTCTTGGCATATCTTTACTCCATGCTTCATTAGCACAATCTTTGTTACAAAATTTTCTGTTTTTATGATATGAAGTAAATTCTTTTTTACATTCAAAACATATATATTTATTTAATTTTCCTTTACTGTTTGAAATAGACCCTACAGCTTTTCCTGAACAAATATTGTTACAAAAAATTGCTTTGTCACCAATTTTGTCTTTCCAACCAAAAGAATTTCCACAAGTTTTACAGATACGACTCCAATTTTGTCTTCTATAAAGTTCATTTGGTGTAATCATTCTTGGCATTTTGAATCCTGTTCATGCGTTGTCTCAAATCCAAAGTGGCGTACACGCCTCTGATTCGTTCCAAGTCCCCTAACACACCCTGCCACCAACTTAACGCTTTCTTTGAGCCATTCGTCAATTTCTTGGCTTGGTAGCGTCTCAGCCACTCTTGGGCTTCGCAGTCCTTGAAGTGTTCCAATTCTTCGGGTGTCATTTTCTTTTGTGCTCCAGTTAAAAGTCATTCAGGACTCTCCATGCTGTTGCTGCCACTTGTGGAACTTGCGCATTTCCACAGGCTTTAACTCTGTCCAATCTTGAGGAAAGCCCATCATCCATTCCGAGAAATTCGCTGGCAAATGACTTCCAGTCATCAGTCGATAAGCACTTGTTAGCTTCGCTCCAAACTCCGTGCCAGTTTTTTGACTTGTCCTCACAAATCTTTTGCCTGTGTAAGTTATCCCGTTTGTTTGTCCAGTCATGTAATCGGTGGCTACGGGAGTGGGCCACCAACCAAAATCGTTCCCTTCTGTGGGGTGCGCCAACGAAATCTGCTCCCACAATACCCCATCGTGCATCAAACCCCAGTTTGGAAAGGTCTGCAAGTACTCTGTCGAGTCCGTTATTAACGAGCATTGGGGAATTCTCCACAAAAACAAATTTTGGTCTAACCTCGCCAATAATCCTCCCCATCTCTTTCCATAATCCACTTCGCTCTCCGTCAAGTCCTGATCTATCTCCTGCTGCGGACAAATCCTGGCAAGGAAAGCCTCCCGATACAACATCAACAATTCCTCTCCACGGGTTTCCGTCAAAGGTTTGTACGTCATCCCAAATCGGGAAAAGCGGGAGAAGCCCGTCATTTTGTCGGGCGCACAGTACGCTTGCGGGATATTGCTCCCACTCGACTGCACAGACTGTTCGCCATCCGAGAAGTTTTCCTCCAAGGATTCCACCGCCAGCTCCTGCGAACAGAGCGAGTTCATTAAGGCTTTGCTTATCAGCCATGACATTAAAAAATCTCTTTATCGTCATACCATTGCGCCACAGTCTTGACTTTTAAGTCTGGCAACTTAGCGGCTCTAGGTTTTGCATCGGAGTGCCATTGATGAAATGAGCATTTAGGCTTGTCAATCTTGACTGACCACCAGTTTGTGCAACCAGGCACAGAGCAAAGGTTTGTGTCAAAAGTAGACTCAACTTGATGATTCTTGAAATTAGTTAGCGCCATGATATTTTCCCTCTACGATTTTTGCAAAATTGCTTGGCTTTAAAATCCACTCTAAATCCGCAGTAAATGCTCTACCATCTTTGCTATTGACCTTACCTGTCAAAAACTTAGATGCTCCTATATGTTGGAAGAAGTCTGCAAACCAAGTAAGAATGTCGCCAGCAGTAATGTCTTTTTCTTTTGACAGCTCAATAGCCACCTCACGCCACCTTTGCCTCAAGTATCCCTGTCTGGCAGAATTCCATACTTCTACCTTTCTCAGAGTAGGTAGATACTTGTGATACATATCAATGACCGACTGATGTTCACATTTTGGAATTTTTGAATCGTCAGGTTCACCGCTAGGTGGACTATTACATTCTGTCTCTTTCTTTCTCTCTGTCTCTGTCTCTGTCTCTGTACTATCAAATTGATATTTCTCTGATATCACGCTGATATCATCTTGACACAACCAATGAGACAAATTGATAATGATTTCTTTAGT